GATAATGCAGGCATAACTAGAATGATAAACACCGCTTTATCATTTATAGAACGTGAAACTAATATATTAGTGTATCAAAGAAATGTTACATATAAAGCAGTTAACGGATGTGTAAGGGTTTATGATACGCCTATAGATAGCGTGGTTACACCTGCGGATTATGACGACGACGAAACAAAAGATTTTACTACCTATTCAGAATATTATTATGGTAGTGACACAGTAGATATTACATTAAATGTAGGTTATGTGTTACCTGCTGATGTGCCAGAAGAACTAAAGCAAATAGCATTAGAAATGGTTGATCTTATGTATTATAAAAATGAAAAAAACGTAAAAGAAAAAGATATATTTGATTGGGCAAAGCAAGCGTTATTTAATTACAAGAGATTTATATTTTGAAAGGTAGTAGAAGATTTACTAAGCGTATAACGGTACATACTTACACCGCTGTTAGTGATGGTGCAGGCGGTAATACTACTAGCGAAAGTTTAACCGCTACTGTGTGGGCTGAATTAAAAACCATGTCAACAAAACAATTAATTGATATAGGTTATACGGATGCCACATTAGCAGTTAAGGTTACAGTAAGAAAACCTAATACCTTTGATTATAAAACGCCTAATATGGCTATAAAATATAATAGTGTTGCTTATACGATAGTTAGTGCTACAGTAAATCCAGACTATAACAATAGATATATAACCTTTACAGCAGTTAAAAAAGGTGGATAAGATTAACATTCAAATAAAGGGTGTAAAGAAGTTAACTAAGCAATTAGAAAATATATCTAAAGAAGTAGATAATGAGGTGGAAGCAATAACACGAATAACAGCAGAAGATATAAGTACAAACGCCAAATTTTCCGCACCTGTAGGTACGCCAGAAAGTACAGGAATAAAAGGTTATTTAGGTGGTACATTAAGACAATCAATTACAGCTTTTGCGGTTAATAGTAAAACTTGGGCAGTCGCTGCATTTGCTAAATATGCGCCTTATGTAGAGTTTGGTACAGGTGGATCGGTAGAAGTTCCAAATGAGTTAAAAGACTTAGCAATAAGATTTAAGGGTAAAGGTATTAGGCGTATTAATTTACCTGCCAGACCTTTTTTATATCCTGCTTTTGTTAGAGGGCGTGGTCAATACATAAAAGACTTAAAAAAGCTATTAAAACGAGTTACTAAGTGAATAAGACGTTACCAAATACAGAAATTCGAAAGTATTTATATAATACAATAAACAGTACTATTCCAATATTTGATACAAGGGTTACAGGAATAACGCAACCAAGCGAATATATTTTAATGACTACACAAACCGCAGATGTAGACAAAACAAATAAATGTGCTTATCGTTGGGATGCTTCTATACTATTAGATTTTGTTGTAATAGCAGACAGGCAAGGTAATACAGGTAGTAGATTGGATTTAGATGATAACATGGATACTGTAAGAGATTTAATAGAAACTACAGGAATTACATTAGGTGAAGGTTTAGAGGTTGTATGGTATCGTTTAAGTTTTCCAAGTGGTATTACAAATGTTACAGAAACGGAAGTAGTACAACGAGGTTTTATAAGAATTGAATTAAAAATTAATTAGTAAATTGCAATATAAATTAAAATTTTAGAGTTATGGCATTTATCCAAGGTGAAGACCTAATACTATACTTATGGGATGGTTCAGCAGCTTACGAGCCTGTAGCGTGTTTAACGTCCAATAGTATCGAAATGACTAGAGGTATTATCGAAAGTCAAACAAAATGTGATCCAGGTGTTACAATTAAAAATCCTGGTATTATGAGTTATTCAATACCATTTGAAGGCGAATACATCGTACAAGAATCAGGTAAATTAAGTTTTGATGAACTATTAGACAAAATTAATACAAATAGTGCAACTACTGACACTTGGCGCATGGACACTGGACAAAGTGGTACGCCGTATTGGTATGGTACAGGTATTTTAACCGATTTAAGTATTACTGCTGAATCTGGTGAAAATATTGCAACTTTTTCAGGTACTTTAGAAGGTAGTGGTTTAATTGTTACTACAGATCCAAACGCATAAAATAAATATCAATGAAATTAAAAATTAATAATCGAGAATTAGAGTTTAAGTTAGGTGTAGGTTTTTTAGGTGAGTTAATAGATGAGACAGGTAAGTCTTTGGAAGATGTGCTTAATGGCATTGATAACAACCCTTATAAATATGTTCCTATTGCTATGTATGTAAGTGCTAAATATGCATTACAACGACAAAATAAACAAGTAGATTTTAATAGGTTTACGTTTATTGATTGGATAGAAGCGGATGGCGGATTAACAGATAAAAATAAATCTGCTATCCATTTCTTACAAGAACTTACAAAAGACTTAACTAAAGATGTACCAATAGAAGAAAACAGTGAAGGCTCAAAAAAAAAATAAATTGGGCTAAAGATGTTATAAGTATGTGTTTAGGTGAGTTAGGTTGTCCTAACTTAGATTATGTTTACGATATGCCTTGGCGAGAATATTTAATACGCTTATATGCATATAAAAGACAGCAAAAACGCTTAGATTACCGACAAAGAGATATAATGTATCAAATGTATGTTGGTAGTTGGCAAGATCCTAAAAAGAAACCTTTACCGATAGGTCGTTATTGGGATATTGACGGAAGCGAGAAAAAGAAACGTGATCGTAGAATGGATGCTTTAGCTAAAGCCAGAGCAGAATATTTAAAACAAAAAAATGGCTGAAGAGTTAAGAGTACAGATAAGTGCTGAAACCAAAGAACTAACAAAGGCACTAAAAAAATCAGAAAAGGACTTAGATAGTTTTGGTAAAAAAGTAACCTCTTCGGGCAATACTACAAATAAATTTGGTAAACAGGTAAAAGGTAATGCCGTACCTGCTATGCAAGAATTTTCTAGGGTTATACAAGATGCCCCTTTCGGTATTCAAGGTGTTGCCAATAACATAACTCAATTAACAACACAATTCGGTAACTTATCTAAAAATGCAGGCGGTACTAAAGCAGCTTTAAAAGCTATGTTAGGCACGTTAGCAGGTCCAGCAGGTATATTATTAGCGGTATCTGCTGTTACTTCTTTATTAGTTAGTTTTGGTGATAAACTACAATTTGCTGCAAATCAAACATCTAAACTAGCAGAAGCTACTAAAAAGTATGTAGGTGAGGCAAGAGCAGAAATAAGTACTTTAAACACTTTGTTTAGTATTGCTACAAATGAAAATAATAGCAAAACACAAAGGTTAGGCGCTATAAATAAACTAAATGAAAAGTACGGTAAATATTTAGGCAATTTAGATTTAGAAAAAGTAAAAACAGATCAAGTTGCTAATAGTGTTAAAAATTTAACCTTAGCAATATTACAAAGGGCAAAATTACAAGGTGTTCAAGATTTAATAACTGAAGCGACAGCAGATGCAAGTGAGGATTTAGTAAAAGCAGAATTAGACAGACAAAAAGCACTTGATAAAGTAGATACGCAAATACAAAAAGTAATAAAAGGTAATGCAGCGTTAAGACAAGAATTAGAAGGTTTAAATAGACGTGAAGCAGTTGCAAGATTACAACAATTATCCAAACAAAATACATTATTAGGTGATGCAGCACGGAAAGCAGGTGTAGGTGTAGCAATAGCTGTAAATGAGTTTAAAGATGCGAGTGCAACAGTTAAAGAATTAAACAACGATTTAAACAATACTTTAAAACCGTTAGTAAGATTAGAACAGGATTTTACAAAAGATTTATTTAATTTTGAAGCTAATGCTACTATTAACCCTAACGTAACTGTAGATCAACAAAAATTAGCAGAAAGTTCAAAAAGAGCATTTCAGGAAGGTTTTAACGCATTACAAGCAGAAGGAACTTTTGATAATATTAGTTTTGGTGAAAATGCTGAATCTAGTATTGCTTTAGGTTTACAAGCTGATTTAGCAGCAGCAAATTTAGCACGAGGACAATTTTTAGCAAATCAAGTTGCATTTGAAGAGGCTTATAAAGCATCATTAGCACGTATAAACGAAGAAACTAATTTAAAGACTAGTTTAGTAACAAGTGCTTTTACCAACTTAGGGCAAAATATAGCAAATGCATTAGGGCAAACTCAAGGTGTATTTGGTGCATTTGTTGGTACGATTATACAAGAATCATTAAAATTAGTTCAACAATTAGTTATTAATAGTATAAAAGGTGCAGCAGCAACTAAAGCAGCAGCAGCAGCACAAGTGGCTAGTGCTAAAGTGGCAGCGGCAGCATCTGCGGTACAAGCAGGCGCGGCAAGTGCAGCGGCAGCAGGTCCAGGTGCAGCATTT